ATTATGATTTCTCATGCTGCTACACTCTTAAAACGCCTATGAACACAAGCTCTGAAATGAACGTCATCATGCTGCCAATAGAAGAAATCGTTTTACCAACAACTATCAGCAATGGACCTAAAGCCGCAGCCATCAGTCCGATTTTGAGAATGGTTTGCTTGGTTGCAGGGTCAAGAGCGTTGAGTTTGTCCACAAATCCCTGTACTTTAGTGATGATGTCACGGATAACAGGCATCAAAATTTCGCCGAACGAGATCGCCAGTTCTTCCAGCTGGGACTTCAAAATGGTAAGCTGTCCTGCAAGATTATCCTGTATGGTTTCAGCCATGGAAAGTGAAGTGCCATCACAGTTTGAAATCGCACTTGAAAGCTTATCAATATCCGCAGGTGCGGCATTCATCAGAGCAAGAAAGCCGGACATGGCATTTTTGCCCACAAGAGTTTCTGCGGCACTTGCTTTTTCAGATTCTGACATCTGTTCAAATGCAACCCTGCAATCCGCTAAAATATCAGATAAGCTTCGCATTGATCCGTCTGAATTGGAAGTTGCGATCTCCATTTCTTCAAAGGCGGCAGAGCAAAATTTCACATCACCGGAAAGGGCAGTCATAATGGAACGCATTGACGTACCGGATTGTGTGGACTTGATACCTGCGTTCGCCATTAAGCCTAAAGCTTTAGCGGTATCTTCACACGAAAAACCTAAAGCACCTGCGATCGGAGCACAGTATTTAAATGATTCACCGAGCATAGATACATTTGTGTTGGCATTGGAACTTGCGGCAGCAAGCACATCAGCAAAATGACCGCTATCCTGTGCTGTCAGACCAAATGCTGTAAGTGCATCTGTAACAATATCCGATGTTGTGGCAAGGTCTTCGCCTGATGCAGCAGCAAGGTTCATAATGCCATCAATACCCGACAGCATATCATTTGTTTTCCAGCCCGCCATTGCCATATAGTTCATGGCTTCGGCGGCTTCACTTGCGGAAAACTTCGTCTTACTGCCCATTTCTCTTGCTTTGTCACGCAAAGCCTGCAAGTCATCGCCGGTTGCACCTGATACAGCGGCAACCTTTGACATTGCAGAATCAAAGTCAGAGGCGGTTTTCACAGCAGCAGTTCCAAGAGCCGTCACACCTGCGGTAACAGGCAGAAGTTTTTCACCTGCACCTGAAATTTTATCGCCAACATTCTGCAAAACCTGTCCAGCTTCACCGATTTTAGCAAGTTCAGAATTTGCATTTTTTGCCTCTGTTTCAAGTCTTTTCAGTTCGTTTTCCGTATCAACAATTTCACGCTGTAAGGCATCATACTGCTGTTGTGTGATGTCGCCATTTGCAAGAGCAGTGTTTGCCTGTTCTGCGGCAGTTTTCAGCGTTGCAAGTTTATCTTTTGTAGCAGAAATACTGTCAGCAAGAAGTTTCTGTTTTTGTGAGAGTAAATCTGTATTTTTCGGGTCAAGTTTCAGGAGTTTCTCTACGTCTTTCAGCTGTGATTGGGTGTTTTTAATGTTCTTGTTTACACCCTCTAAGGCTTTGGACAGCTTGGCCGTATCACCGCCGATCTCAACGGTGATGCCCTTGATTCTGTTTGCCACTGTGGTTTCACCTCACTTTTTTAAAAAAATGTAATACAAACACTTGCAATTTGCATAAAATAGTGGTATAATATAAGCAGAGATAATACAGAAAGGAGTGGCTGTTATGGCACAAGCAACAATCTCTGCACGCATTGACGAAAAGGATAAACAGGCATTTGATAATTTCTGTTCTGATGTTGGATTGAATACATCTGCCGCCATTAACCTTTTTATAAAGGCTGTTCTGCGTGAAAGACGTATTCCATTTGAGATTTCTCAGTCAAGCGACCCTTTTTACAGCGAATCCAATCAAAAACATTTGATGAAAGCAATTCAGGAGTTGCGTGACGGCAAAGGAACTGCTCATGATTTGATTGAGGTGGACGATGAGTGAAAAAATATGGTCTGATGACGCCTGGGACGATTACCTCTACTGGCAGACACAGGATAAAAAGACTTTAAAACGAATCAACCAACTCATCAAAGATATTGAACGAAATGGTTGCCTTGAAGGTATTGGTCAACCGGAAGCATTGAAAAACAACTTGCACGGTGAGTACAGCAGAAGAATCAACGAGAAAGACCGCCTTGTTTATCACGTTGAAAATGATAGAATTTATATTGTCAGCTGTCGCGGACATTATGATGACAAATAATTAAAATGCGTCAAAATCCGCCTGTCCAGCAACCTCATTCCACCCTGAATACGCATCATTTTCACGTTCCGTGAACATATCATTGATCAGTCCAATCGTCAGCAAATCCAGCTCGGTCATAGAAAGACCGAGCTGTTTGCATCTCAGGAGAAAAAGCGGAGTTGTCATCGGGCGGTCAGTCTGGCGATGTTTTTTTAGACTCTACCTGCGTTGCGGTGTTCAGTCCCCAGAGTTCGATAAGCTGAGGAAGAATTTCATAAATGCTGAACGTGTTAAACTGTTCCAGGAAATCATCTGGGTTGTCAGGAACATTGGAATCAGCGTGTTTTGCCATGATGTAAGCGATATTTTCAAAAACCTCAAGACTTTCAATGCCGATTTCACTTTTGTTTTCGTCACCTTCAGTGACTTCAGTTTTCAGTGATGCAAAGTCCTTATAAATATCTCTGCGGAATTTCAGACGATACAAACGTGGCACAGCAGCACTTGCCTTGAAAGGAACGGAAATACTATCAATTGTAATGTTTTTCTGAATAGCCATAGCAATACCTCCTTATGATGACTTCGCAGAAGACTTAACTGTCGTATCAGGGTTATATGGCATCTTGAACCAGTTATTATACACCGTATCTGTGGTACTTTCAGTTGTCTTGGATTTCACAAGACCTGTCGGCAAAGGAGTAGCTTTCAGCGACAGCTTTTCAGTCTTGACTTCTGTGCTTTCCTCAGTGGTTGCAGATTCTGTCGCAGGACGTGACGCGCTGCAACAATACATCACGTGTCGGATGTGGTGCTTATCGCCTAAGAACTCAAACATCAATGCAAACTGTGCAAGTTCCGTGTCATTCTTTTCTACCAGAACACCGTTATTATCAAGGATTTCTCCTAAGATTTCAGTTGCAAATTCGGTTGTGATAAGGGCAATTTCAAGATCGCCTGTATATCCTGCATTGTTGTTAATGACATAATAAACACCGTTATCCGCAAAAAAGTTCTCTGCCTCGCCGTTTGCATCAATAGAGAGCGATACAGCACCGGGGAGATGTTTTGACGGACCATATGCAGGAACGGTCTTGTTGCCGTCAGGATCTTCACCCCATTCATTGATTTTTGCCCAGTAGACATTCTGCAAACCGAATTTGACTTTGTTCTTCTTGCTTGTTGCCATAGGTTATACCTCCGTTTCATAAAGCACTTCATAGAGCCTTTCCGATTCTATCCATACTTCTGATTTTGTGTAATAAATTTTGTGACGTTTCAGAACCTGTTCAACTTGCTTTTCCAGTTCAGGATTCTTCACATCTGTGTAGAGTTCAATATCCAGCATCTTAAAGCTGAAATACATGGAATTATCTGCCGAAAATGTATTTTCTCCGGGAGATAAAAACAGCAGAAAAGGCGGTTCAGGACTTTCGCCTTCGGCATAATGATGGTAGGCGAAAGGCAGCCCCATCTCTTCTATCATTTCTGCGATTTGTTCGTAGGTCATGATAAAGCCTCCTCGATGAGTTCTTCAAAGAACTGTACCCCTTTTTCTTCCGCAGGAGCAATGTGCGGCTTGCCGGATACACGACCTCCGCCACGCTTGGCATGGTCTTTTTCCAATAAATGTGCCAGTTGATAACGATTCTTACTGTGGACAGTCATTTCAAGAGAATGGCTGTTTTCCTTTGTCTTTTTGGCAGTCCAGCTTTTTGAATACGCACCCGTTCGCTTTGGAGCGTTTTGCAGATATTTCATCTTTTACAGACTTTGCAGTTTTTCGGACTGTCTTTTTCATTGCCTCATCTGCAAGATCAGCGTAGTCTGTCAGACCTTTCATAATCTCATCAGCCATTGCATCAACTGTAGTCATCGGAAGTACCTGCCTTTCGTATCTCACCCTCAATTTTCATGTAGTTGTTGTGGTCGTATAAAGGAGTAATTCCGGTGACATTGTAGACGCTGTTTCTGAAAAGAATACGGAAATTGGTGCTGTTGATGTTCAGCGAGGCAGGACTCTGACGAACCAGAAACTCCAGCTTCTGTCCTTCTCTGGTTATCCCTGCATCTGTGGTTTCTGTTGCCGTCTTTACCGTAACTTTTGCCCATAATGAAAAGGTTTCTTCCCATTTTGTAATATGGTTGCCGATCTTGTCCACAACTGTTCTGTGTTCCAAAATGGTGATTCTCTGATTCAGGTTTCCGATCTCCATTACATCACACCCTCTCTTTGTGCAAACAAAATAGAACGCAGATTTAAGGTCAGTTTCTGATAATCCGGAGAACTTCTGTTTTCATAAAGATATCCAAGTGCGAAAAGCATTGCTGTCCGCACGGTATCTTCATTTTCAGCAAGTTCCGATTCGTCCATTCTGCCAACGTCCATCACAAGTTGTTTTGACGTAAAAAGAAGATTCTGAATCAGCTTATCATCTT